AAGTTATTGTCTATCTCATAATACATTCTCATACATAAAGCGTCAGCATAATCTGGTGAACGCCCTAAAATAGCTTTGATTGTGTCTTTAGGTAGTATCTGTAATTTATTATCTTTGTCTGCGTCTTTAGTTCTAACCTGTTCTAATTCTTCAATGATTTGATTTTTGATATTTATGTCTGCGCAATTTATACCTATCTGACCTTTATTTATTAAGTCAGCAAGCTTGTAATAGCATTGTGTTTTTATGTTTTGATAGTTTTCACCTTTTAAGGCTTTTGCGTTGTTTACAAAACCTTGACATCTTAAGTAATCTTTCACACCACCACCAACGCCATCCTCATCAACTATAATATTGCGCAAAGGCACTTGATGTTCTTGTTGTATTTGCCTTACAACGTCTACAACGTCATTTACAGCCGATTTAAGCAACGTTCTTATCTTTTTAGTAGTTAACCCTTCCCAATACATTATAACTGTTTTATCGCTTCCAAAACGTGCTACATCACAGCTTATGTATTTATTTCCTTCAACTCCGTTTTGATTAAACAGGTTAAGTATAGCATCATAGTCTATCAACGCATCATTAGTTGCATCATATTCCCAGTTACCGAATAGTAACCTTTGTTTGCTTAATTCGTCTAATGTTTGTAGTTGAGTTTTATAATACTTAGATATATATTCATTGTCATCAACTAAACTTTGTATAAACTTTCTATGAGGTTTTTGTGTGCCGTCTTTTGTTGGTCTATAGTATTGTGTGTATACCCAGTTTTTAGCAGGATTACAAGTCATTAGCATTTTAGGTATGATATTGTATTCATCTAACTTATACCTCATTCTAGATGCTACAATGTTTTTTGCCTTTTCTGTTATTTGATTTGCCTCATCTATAAAAGCTGCAGTTATTTCTAGTGAACCTAAATTATCAAAGTTCCTATCTGATGGGTATAAGAATAAATCTTTTAATAATATTTCTGAGCCGTTCCAGAACTTAATAATATTTGAACCAGCATTGAAATTGTAATGTTTATCAGCGTGTATGTTCCATGCTTGACAAACTTCAAAGAATGTGTTTAGAGTAGTTGTTTTTAATGAGGTAAGCTTTGCCCTTCCCATTAAGTATCTAGTCTTAGGATATTTAATACACATCAGTATTAGCCAGCTACATCCAACCCATGACTTACCGCCACCAGCTGCGCCACCAAATAGAACCTCAGTTGTATTTTTATCAAATAAATATTTTACCGCTTGTTCTTGTGTCTTAGTAAATTTAGCATCAATATTCAACTCCGTCAATGTTTACATTTATCTTGATTGGTTCATTGTCTGAACTTATATCCATTTCCTGTCTTTCAATGTAACCTCTGCGTTTACCTTTTGTTTTTAAATAAAAGATTGTAGCTGATGTGCTTCCGTCTTTAATCTGTGAGTGTAGTTGACTTTCTGCAAAATCTAGCGCAATGTTTTCAATGTCTCTAACTTGTTTAGCAAACTCTTCATCTTCTTTGAGCCACTTATAAAACGTGCTACGTGGAACATCAACCGACTTACATGCCACTGTTACAACTCCTAAACTACTTTCTAAAGCTTTTAAAATGCTTTCTTTTTTAATGTGTCTACTTTCGTCCATTCTATATTCCTTTAAATGCTTTTAACGGATAGAAGATTAAACTGTTTCTGTAACCGTCTTTTGCTGTTGGTATTATTGGTGTTACCCCATGAACATTCTTCCATGCTGGGTAAACTAACATTGAGTTGTCTGTTTGTTCAAATGTTACATTATAGTCTGGCACATTTAAGCAACCGCCTTTTGAATTATTTCTTTTAGTTAATATAATGTTTACAGTTCCTACAATGTTTCCTGTGTCTCTGTGAAATGGTGCTGATATGTTAAAATTAGATATACTGCTTGTATACATTGTTCCAAACTTCCATTCATCTTTAACGTCTGCGAACAATTCTTGTTGCCTTTCATAAATTTCAGGAGTTATCTTTTTAACTATTTGTTCAGCTTCTATACACGCCCCCCACATTGCTTTGATAAAGATTTGAGACTTTTCATTTCTATGCACTGATGATATTGTAGGATATGGTCTTTTAAATTGTGGCTTCGGTGGTACGCTTCCTAAAATAGCTGACATCTGACTTGTACCTAATGCTCTCGCTTCACTTCTTGTCATTCCTGGATTTGCTTGTTGTATAGCTAATACATTACTTCTATCCATTTTAGATTTAGGAACGTTACTGCTTCTAAATTCTTTATTCGCCACCGCTAATAATAAATTCAACTTTTTACTATACTTACCTACATCTTTAATGTAAAAGCCTACTACCTCGCCATCTAATTCTAGTAAGCAATCTTCTTTTATATTTGGCTCATAGTATGGGCAATCTTTACCTATCTTAATATTGTGTTCAACTTCTTTTAATTTAATTGTTTTCATAGTCCATTATTTATTCTTGCTTTTCTTATGTTATTATTACTTCCGTATATTCTTACATGAGTTCCGTAATCCCAGTTTGCTTTTTTTGCAATCTTAATTAGAGGATTAAATTTGTTTGCTAAATATTTACACTCTCTTAGTCTTTGTTCTTTACGCTCACTGATACTACCAAACGCACCTGCTGTATATCTTTTAAAATAAGGTACAGTCCAGTTTAGAATCAATACATTGTTGTGCCTGATTAAGTTTTCAGCTGTCCAACATACATCATCTACCATTTGTACGTTTTCATCAAACCTGTAATCTGATTTTCTCACTAGCCAAAATCTACCATCAGCAAGTCCTCTATTTCCAAACTTCCTTCCTAAATTCATAGGGTTATCATGTAATCCGAAGCCTATCAACCTAATGCCATTCATCTCAGCTATCTCAATCAAGCGTGGAAACATACTGAACATTTCTTTTAATGACATATCAAATTTATCTTGTCTAAGTGAGTATTTCTGCTGGTTTTCAATAGTTACATTTATCTTAGTGTTCCTGTTCATTATTTCTTCGATAGGGTATGACTTTATTTTTTGAAAATCATCGCACATAAAAACCGCCCATTCATCATCATCCATTAAATCTAAAGCTGCATTCCTTTGGTATGCTAATCCTTTTGGTTGATTAGTAATAACAGGATTACCGCCTATTGTTCCGCCTTCTTTAAATTTTATATAGTCTTCTTCTTTATGTATAAGAACTGTATGTTCGATGCCGTTTTCTTTTAATGCTAAAGATGTAGTTGCATCAGTAAACCTATTATAAAAAAAAGTAAATACTTTAAGCATTCTTAAAAGCGTTCAAAACAATTAGCCCTACATTCTTACCTTCTTTTCTAGCTGTATTAACAAGCAATACCGCTTCATCATAGTGTTCAGCTTCAAACTCAATTTGTATTGCCCTTTTAACTGAAGCTTCTTTGTCTTCTAGAGTGTTGCCTAAATCTAAATCATCTAATACAGAATAGTCTACCGCTTCTTCTGGCTGCCATACATCCATACCCCATTCTCCTAACTTTTCATTGTTCCACTCATTACTTAAAATATCCCAATCCCATTCTCCGAATCCTACATTATCCTTTACAATGAATTCTTCTTTTTGTTCTTCAGTTAATCCTTTTGCTATTTTAACAGGCACTTCTTTTAATCCAGCCTCTACGCAAGCCCTGTAACGCATATTACCTCCTAGTATAACATTATTCTCATCTAAAATAATAGGTCTTAGTTCTAACATTTCAGGAAATTCTTTTATTGATTTAACAAGTTTTTTAAATTTAGCTTCCTTAATTATTCTAGGATTGCTTTCATTTGGTTTTAATTCGTTGATTTTTAGTTTCATAGTATATAATAGAATTAATTAATAATTATTTGTAAGGTTCGTTTATACCTCTCTCTCCAATTAGTTTTTCTTTAGCACCTTCCCAAAGCTTGTCTCTGCGTTTACTTAATGAAGGTTCTGTTCTTTTTAATGTTGGTATACCTTCTGTCGGTTCGCTTTGCATATATTTACCGCAACTACATTTAGCCTCTTTACAAACCCAGTTACCATCTCTATAAACTATAGTAGCTTTAGATATCTGCTTTTCTTCTTCGCCGCATTCACATTTATAAACTGTCATTGTAAATCCTATCTAATTCAAAATGTAAGTGATTAATAGCTTTTTGTATATCTTGCTTTGCGGGATTGTTTGGTTTCTTGCCTGCTCTAAGTAAGTAAGTTATAGCTGTTCCTAAATTGTAGCTATCAGGCTGGAAGTCTTCAACTACTCTACGTGCTGAGTAACCATACTTATTTCCTGAGTAGTAACTCGGTTCAGGTGTTTCTTGATATTCTAATATAGTTTCTGGTAATTCATCTAAGTTTTTTAAAAGCTTTTCGTTTTCTGTCATTTTTTTATTTGTATTCGTTATATAATTGTGTTATCGCTTTGTAACAAGTACTAATACATGAAACGCAGTTCGTTCCTGGATTGTAACTCGTGTTGTATATAGTGTTGTACGTCTCTATCATTCTTTTTTTAGCTGCTTGATTTTTTGCTTTGCCCGTTTTTAAATCTTGCCACATATCTAATATTTCATCTACTATTTCCTGCGGTAGACTGTCAGGTTTTTCTATCTTAGTTGTCTTTTGCCATTTACCTTGACTACATCCCATTGGTGCAAGTCGTGCTTTGATTTTCATAAAGCAGCCGCAATCTTTACAAGTTCCAGTAGGTTTAAAATAAAATATACACTCTCTACAGATGGCTATTCTGTCTTCATACACTTCATTAGGCACAAAGAACTTATTCATTCAACTCTTTTTTTATAATCTGTCTTACCTTATCTATTGTTGTAAACAAACTGTTCCTGCTGATGTTTGTTTTCTTTGCTAAACTGTCTAAAGTGTTCCCTTCATAATAATATAGTTCAAATACTTTTTTATCGTACCAATTTTGCGTATCTAATACTTTGTCTATTTCTTCCAACCTTTCCCATTTGTATTCTTCTATTACTTCAGGCATATTATAAATAGTCTGCTGCTTTCCAATAGCTACATCTGTTTCATAATAATTACTTACATGCGTGTAGTATTTTTTATACTTATAATAAAAAGAACTTCTTTTACTTGTTAAACTTCTTTTTAAAACTACTGCTCCGTATCTTATTAAACCATCTTGTCCGTCTTTTTCCCATATACTTTTCAAAGTTTCAGGATTCATCTGCATAAAATAAAGCATCAATTCCTGCACCGCATCGTTTACATCTTCTTCATTTAGTGTTATACCAAAACACATCTCTCTGAATTTAGAACTAAGCTTAGATATTTCTGTATATATCTCAGTCATTTATTTTTTCTATTCGTTCTAGTTTATCTATTACATCATATACTAATTCTGATAAAATTGTTCTATACGCATTTACTGATGCTCTGTTACCTTTTGTTTCAACGCCAGCAAAAAAGCCGCTTGTTGCTACAGTCAAGTTAATTGGTAAAACTAACATCCAGTCATCATATTTATTCTGTAATACACTTTTTCCATAATTGTTATGATATTCAATTATCATTTTTACTACCTCTAAATAATTGTTGTATTTTGATTTGGTGCTTACTTCTTTAGCAAACTCCATATTCATATTTAGAAACTTTTCTACTATTACTTTGTGCTGTGCACTTGCGTAAATTGGAACTGTCATACGACAAACCTAAAAAAAAAGATTATTCAATACCCTTTTCTTTTTTTAAGTTTTCAACAAGTGATTTGTAATAACTTATTTTTTCTTCGTATTCTATCCTAGAAAGCTTTAATATTGTCCTAGCTTTGTATTGTAACTCTTCTGCTGTGCCTTCTCCGTATTTTCCGTCTAAGTTTAAACCGAATTTATACTGCTCACCCTGTGCAAATAAATTATCTGCGGCTGATTGTGGTTGAACATTTATCTCGCACCACCTAGTTGCTAAATGCCTTCGTGACATAAAGTGACCTGCGTGTATTTTTTTATAATGATACACCCTACCTGAAGTAAAGCATTGCACTAAACCTTCTTCTGTTGCATCTCTAAGTCGTATGTAAAGACTAAACCATTTATCCAGTTCTTTTTTTAATTTACTAATTGATTTTTTCATAGTCCGCAGTAACCTGAATCACAATCATCAAAATCATCAAAAGACAATTCTGTTTGAAGCTTCCATTCTTTAATTTTTTCATACGTTATATTGTTATCCATTTTAAAAGTGTCATGATTATACTTTCTATCTTTTTCTAAGTTTGAAAAAAACTGCATTTTATTCTCATGAGTTTGCCACATCTTTTTCAATAATACTTCGTTTCTATGAAAACATCCTACACAATTATTTATCTCTGCAAATCTAACAGGCTTGTCTTTCCAAAATTTTTCTATATCATCTTTGTATATAGGATTGTCAACGGATATTAAAGGGTATTCTTGCTTTTGCCATTCTGTTGACTTCCATTTATTATTGCCATTTTTATGTTTACCTACTATATGTTTAAACTCTAGTAATCCATTTTCATTATATTTATTTTTTATATTGTTAGCCCTACGTTGTTCATTTGCTCTAAATCCTATTCTAAAAATAGCAGGGTCACCTATATTTTTCAACCACCATTCAAAGATAGGTTGCATTTTTAAGTGTTCAGTACAATACCTTCTAATTGCAGATGGTAATACATTGTTTTGCGGCAGATCTACAACTTCTTCAAAAGTCAAACCTGTAACCCAATCAATCTCTTTAGCTATATATTGTTCCAAATCAAGTATAGTGTATATGATTGTATCCATTTCTAATGTTCCAATGAACTCAGTTCCTATTTTATCTGAAACAATTTGTCTAATTTTTTTGTCAGGAAATAAACAGTTTTTATCATTTGTTCTAACTAAAGCAAAAACATTATAATCAGCAGGATAATTTGCCGCAATGTATGCAGATGTTTTTCCTCCGCTTACACTATTTATTGTTACCATAATTTTTTCTGATTAAATTGTTTTAATGCTGGCTCAACGTATGTGTATTTGGCTATTGTTGTATTCCTACCGAATCGTGTTTTTTTAGTTATAGGTAAGCTATCAATATCATAACCATCTCTTCTATGATTAAATATTATTGCTGATAATCTAGTCGCTCCGTATTCTCGTATTGCTTCATAACTTGTAATACTTCCATAAGTTTTTAAATGCCATAAAACTGCATCTGATTGGCTTTTAACTTCTGCTTCTGTAATTTTAATAGTTTTCATATTCATCAAATTTAGTACAGAAATAAGCTTCTAATATACATGCTAGAATAATTATTCCCCATACGATTGTTAATAATTTCATTTTAATAATTTTAAAGGTTCTTGATAATAAATTACTTTTTCTTTTGGCTTTCCTAGAGTGTGTACCTCATAGTATGCATTATCAATAACTTTTTTATGCGCATATACCCACTTATAAAAAGTCCTGATGTTTAAAAATGGCTCATCTTTTCCAAAGCGTACACCCTGATGAAAAGCATCAACTACCTGATTAAATGTTAGATTACCGAAACGCTTTTCTTTTATTAAGTCATTAGCAAATATTCCGCTAAGACTTGCCATAGTTTGTGCATCTGTTTTATGACCAATCTCTACTGACGTCTTTGCTATTAAGTCAAGAACTTTAGCGGTAAGTTCTTTTAAGTTTTCTTGTTTTAATGCTTTCATATTAATTTTTTTGCTTCTTGCCATGCGTTAATCTGTGCGTCAAGCTTTGACATTGTTTTAGGTTTTTTATATTCTCTTTTTTCCCATGTTATGATTGCTCTTTTCCAGTCTTTCATTTTGTTTTTTCCTATCATCCAGCCTTTTGATTCATAAAAACTAAAAAACGCTTCTGCATCTATATTATTATTTCTTTGTTTACAATAAATTTTAATTTCATCAACGCTTGGCTTATTAAAGTATTTATTATTTATTTTTATTTTTTTATTCTTATTAATAGTTGTTTGCTTTTTTAATTTCTTGTTGTTAAGAAACTTAATAACTTGTTGTTCATTTATTTTAAAATATTGTTTTGCTGGTATGCCTCTAAGTTCTGTTTCTATAATATTGTGATTTTTAAGCGTTTTAACGGCTTTTCTTTGTTGATACGCAGTAAGTGTCGTGTCTTCATAGATATTTTCTATAGTATTAAAAAACCAGCCGTCAGTCATACCATTAGCTATAAAGTATTCTTCTTTGCTAATTAGGTCGGCAAGTAGGACTGAAGCTTTCAACCCTATTTGCTTTGCTAATTGTTTATTCAGTATTAAAAAAGCAGTACTGCTTAATAAGTGTTTCATACTACTTGTATTTCGTGTTGGTAATTTTGGAACGCCAACTTACACAATTCTAACTGATTATAAAAATCTTTATAAGAAACATTGACGAATATCTTAAACTCTCCAGATGTGATACGAATAGTAGTTTGATGCTTTAAGCTATCATGTATACCGTTATCTCTTAAATGTTGCTTAAAATCTTCAAGAGTTTTAAAAGTTAATTTAGATGCTTTTATTTCAGCGTAAGCATTAAATACTAAATTAAAAGTATCACGATACAAAGGGAAAGTAGAATAGTTAGATTTATGATTACTTTCATAATGATTAATACTCGTTCTATCTCTATTTAATACTTTAGCAATTACACTTCTATGAGTGTTTTCTGTAAGTCTTGCTACCATAGCCGCTACCATTCTAGGAACTTGTAATTCCATTCTCCTACTCTTTTTAGATAAAGAGCCTTTTGGCAACCCTACTAAACTTGTAGTAAGGTCGCAAAGGTTTTTAAAGTTATCTTCTATAAACATATTAAAAAGGTACTTCATCTACTGGGTTACCGCCCATCATATTATCTAACTTATTATCATAGTCTGCAAACCAATAGCCTTCTATATTATGATAATACTTACCGTTGTATTCTCTTGAGTAAACATTACATGAGATAGAAACTTTGTTACCTTCTGTAAGTTTATTCATTCTTTCTACTTTGTCACCAAAAGCACTGATACATACTATATTATTGAACTTTGCACCTGTATCAACTACTACTGATTGTTTTTGCCATTGTTTACCTTCTTTACTTGTTCCTGTTTCTAAAGGTAATTTTTTTACTAGTTTTCCGATTACATTCATTTTTTTATTTGTTTTAGTTATTAAATTGATTATTAAAAAAGTGGGGGGAATTGTAATCACGCACAAAGTATAACCGCTGAGTTATTAATTGAATTACTAAACCCCTCACTATTATTTCTTAAATTCTTCTGATTCGTCTTCACCGAATACACCTAATTCATAGAAGCCTGTTAGCTTAAGAACTGCTCGTGACATTGCTCGCTTCTCTGCCATTTCCATTACATACCAACTTTGTGTATTACCATCTTTGAAACTACCTTTTAAAGCAGAACCGAAAGTTTCTATACTAGCGCCATCTTTATTTGCATAAGCCTTAACAACACAGAAGTCTCTTTCACAGTTTATGACTTCATAATTTATGCTTATTCCTTCTAAAGCTTGTATCTTATCAATACCGCTACGAGTTATGATAATGTAGTGTTGATGCTTGAACACATCGTCTTTTGTTAAATTGTACTTGATGTACTTTTCTTTTAAAATTTCTGTTTTCATTTCTTGATTTTTTTGTATGGTTAAAAATATAAAATTAATTCAAATCGTTAATAATGTCTTGTAAATCATCATCATCTAGCTTTTTATCCCATAGCCTTTGAAGTGTTTTACTTTCATGTAGTATTTCGTCACCTTTAATGTAAGCGTACATATTAGCTACTTTTTCAGGGTCTGTACAGTCTGTGTGTACTTCTCCAAAATGAAAAGTTTCATAGTCTACAATTTCGCCTATCACCTTGAATGTACCTATTTTTTCAACCCATTCTTTAGCCTTTGCAGTTCCAATAATATAATAGTCAGTATTGAATATTTCATTAGGTAAGTCTGAAGCTTCTGGGTTAGTTCCTTTTAAATATTCTAGCATATCTATTGTGTAATCTGTTAATTCTTGTTTCATTTTTCTTGTATGTATTTAATTAATTGTTTTTTAATGTATTCTATTTGTTCACTATCTATCCATTCTAAGAAGTTAAAAGCGTCTAAACATAACGTAAAGTCTTTACCGTGTTCGTCTTTTCCTCTTAGGTATATTTCGTTATCTACACATTGAAATGTATTAATCTCGTGTAGTCTTTTTACAATTTCTGTCATTTTACATTTAGTATTAAAAAAGGTTGATTATTATTTTTTCTATAACGATTTAACCAGAATCTTTTCAATTCAACGTCATAATCAGTTTGTATTTGCCATCCGTATTTTTCAAACATTTCTTTGAATTTATTATGTCTTTGTAATTCAGTTCCTATACAAATTACTGACCTATCAGTTT